CCGTAAGCGGTGTTCCAGTTCGTTGAGTTACCACTAGTTGCAGAGACTACTCCGCTTATAGTTACACCGGTAGACGAAGTTGCAAATTTGTTAGCACCATTATGGTATATAGTAACGGCCCCATTTCGATCAGCAAAAAGAGCCCACTCATTATCGGTGTCATTATAAATACCTACGCCATCTGCACCGTTTGACATTAAGACCCAGTCGTCACGAATTGCATATCCGGCCCAAGTAACACTACGATCATCATCAACTTTTACAGTACCATAGTTTCCTGAAGCTACATCGAGATAATTAAGAGCAGTTCTAGCTGACTGATATCCTGCACTTGCATGGTTACCCCAGCCGTAAGCGGTATTCCAGTTACTCGAAGTGCCTCCAGAGGCAGTAACTACCCCACTTGTCCATATTCCAGTACCTAAAGCAGTATAAGTGGTTCCATTCGACATTAAAAGAAGTTGGTGACCAAGCCCTGCTTTTGCTTGAGGATTTGAACCACTATAAGAATAGTTCGGATTGTATGACCAAGCTAACCCATAAAGATTACCCGCCGCTCCACTTTCATCGAGTCCATCGGACGGAAGATTATAGGAGGTACCCATACTCCATACATGTTGATATCGAGTTGGGCTATACTTTCCATAAACGCCCATGCCATAATCATTTGCGATTAAGGCTTTTTGAGTGTTCATTGTTAATTGACCAGTAAACGTATCTGCAGTATCTGAACGTAAGAAAGAGGCAGCATGAAGGTTATCTACCGTATCAGCATCATGGACTTGTATTGCTCCGTATGTGCCTGAAATATCTCCGCCAAATGCAGTAGTAGTTCGCAAAACTGTACTATCTACAGCCACAGAATCAGACGCTACTGAAATACCGCTTCCTGAACCCACATTTAAAGTGAGAGATACTGATCCAGAATTATCTGTACCGCCCCCAGTTAGACCAGCACCTGCTCCGATTGTTATTCCTGTGATGTCACCAACATTAGTAGTATACCCAAAACTCTGTATTTTATCCTGAATAGCTGCTGCAGTCATTAATACAGAGTTAGAGTCTGAGAAACCTTCAGAACTTGTCTGAAGAGTAGCGTTCGCAAAATGAGAAGTAGTTAATCCAGATACTGTTACAGCATCGCTTACAATCGCAATACCCGTACCTGCATTTACATAAAGACTTCCACCCGACTTTCCTAAACCGTTGCCTGCTGTAATCGCTGCTTGTGCTCTTGCAGTAGTAAAATATAAATTACTTGCCCCTTCTGACAGATTATCAGTAGTCAAACCTACAAGAGAGCTTGGGGTACCTGTTACATCTCCTACAAAAGTTCCAAAGAAAGTACCTGCTTGAACTCTCTCACTGCCAAAAGTCCAGCCCGCAGCATAGTTTCCTGATTCACCTACATTAGTTTCTTTCCATACAAAGTTTTTATTACTAGAACTTCCTCGTTCTACTTCTATACCTGCGTTTTCAGAAGGAGTACCTGTAGCATTACTATTTAAGAGAATCTTATTATCTGCAATATTCACAGTTTCACTATTAATAGTAGTTGTAGTTCCTGTTACGCTAAGATTTCCTTGCACAGTAACGTTGGTACTAAAGGTCTTAGCTCCTCCGATTGTTTGAGTACCAGTTGTACGAACTACAGTACTATCTACAGCTACAGAGTCTGTTCCTATACTAATACCACTTCCTGCTGTGATTGAGAAGTTTCCGGAAGAGTTTTTAGCAATACCAGCTCCTCCCGTAAATAAATTTCTAATCTCAGTAGTAGAAGGGCCAGTGTAAGTAAATACCCCAGTAGAAGAAGCATAACTAAAAGAGCCTAATCCTCCTAGATCTGAGTGACTTACCAAACCTCTAATATCAGCAACAGAAGGGCCCGTATAAGTATATTGGCCTGTAGAAGTAGTATAGCTAAAAGATCCTAAACCCCCATTGTCGGCAGCTGACATAGCGGCCCTTACTCGAGGTGTTGTATGATAGAGATTAGTTCCTTCTGTTAAATTTGTAGTTGTTTTTGTGGCTAAACGAGCATCAAATCGTCCATCCGTATAGTAAAGATTCGTACCTTCTGTAAGATGGGTTGTACTTCTTCCGGAGAAATCTGTATTAAAACGTGCAGTTGTATAATAAAGATTTGAGGAGCCTTCAGATAGAGCATCTGTGTCCGGATGAACAGCATTTACACGAGCATCTGCACGAGTATTGGTAAAGTATAAACGTGTTCCTTCTCCAATATTTGATGTTGTCGCATCGACACTAATAGTAGCTTCCGCACTACTTACAGATACATTTAGCCCTGTAGTAAAGTTCAGAGAAGTAACATTAGTACCTTCTTCATTACCGTTCTCTTTTATAGAAGGTATTCCAGAAGGTGCTTGTACAGTACTAGTAGGATCAATATTTACTCCTGAAAGAGTAAGGTCGGTTCCATTCCATAAAATATGCTTTGAAGCGCTACCAAATACAAACTTTCCGTTATCCAAGTCAATGTGAGCACCCTTCTCATTTCCGGAAGGAGCAGAGTTTGCGTCCGGTATTGAGTTAGCTCCATCATTTTTCAGTGTTCCAGCAGTAATGTTTCCAAGATTTGCTGTCAGAGCAGAGAGACTGCTTGTAGTAATGTCTGCGGCATTAACAGTAGTTGCATCTATAAGAGTAGCTACAATCGAGTTTGCCGCAACAGAGTCTGCTGTTACTGCACCTGCTGCAATCTTATCCGCCGTGATAGCGTCCGCTTCGATAGCTTCTGCTTTAATTTCACCTGCTGCAATATGGTTTGCGTTAATTACATCAGCGCCTACGTGAATTGCTTGAATAGAATTAGTAGTAATCTCGTTTGCAGTAATCTGATTAGCTGCGATCTTGTCGGCTGTGATAGCATTTGCGAATATCTTGTCAGTAGTAATACTTCCAGTAACTACTAAGTCCCCATCAATTACTTCTGCTTGCTGTTGCCAAGCACCACCATCATAAGTCCAAGCACCTTGTCCAGTATGATTAGCTTCTGTTCCTTCGAAGAATATGGCTTGATCACCTACGACAGCAGCCCCAGGACGATTTGTCCAGTTTGTATCCCATGCTGTTTGTGCGGCTGCAGATGTAGTAGGTAATGAAGTAACAGGAACTTGCCATCTACCTGCGCCTCGCTTACCTTTAGTGTTTAAAAAGAACTCTATTGCATATGAACCCGAGTTTCCTTTTTGAACCTGAGCTAAAATAGCATCTTCACCAAAGTCAGGGTCTAAAGATTGCTTCATAGCAAACTTGCTAGCATACGTTCTTGTAGAACTCTTTGTGATATAGAGCTGAGTGTTACTTATTACCTCTGCTACTTCAAAGTAGTCTGAGGTTGTTGCCTGAGTTCCTACTGTGCTGTTGCTGGTAATTTTTATTAAACCGCCCTCGGCAAACTGAGTTGTAAAAGCAGTACCTGAACCCGTTACTAAAGTGCCCCCTGCTGTTACAGATACAGTACCCGAAGTTGAAGATAGACCGTTATTAGTGGCTCCAACCTCTTTAAAATAATTAATATTTGTTTCTTGATTGGAAATATCTTGAGCAACACTATCAGTGTGTACCTGAACCGTTTTCCAAGGATTAGCAGGAGCAGTACTATGATCATAGTACAAGTATGCCGTGGTGTTATTTGCCATACTGCTGAAGTTAATTTCTTTCTGAGCAGTAGTAGGAGAAGATATACCTAATACATAGGTAGAGGGTGCAATATAACTATAATCCGTGTCTTCGAATATAACCTTACCACTAACATAGTTAAAGTCTAAACTAGCAGTTAGAGTGCCTCCTCTAGCAATTTTAGTTACTCGACTTAAATTAGGTGGAGGAGAAACAAGATTTCTGTTTGCAATATTCCACTTTGATTTTGCGCCAGTGTCTGAAACAGTACGGATCTTTACGGTGTACTTACCCGCTGTTACGTTGGGTATTTTAACATTAGTTACCCCACCAGCTGTTATGAGCTCAGAAAAACCGCCTTCAATACGTCCGTCAGTAAAGTTATGATGAATCTCAAAACGACTAGTAAATCTATAGTCTCTTTCTGTGGAGTTTCCTGCTGTATCGATAAAGTCTTCTTGAGGATTAGACCACGATATAACGGCTTCTACAGAAGTTTCCGCTGAATCAATAGCTGCAGATGCTGACGGTACTAGTTCCATAGATACATTTTCGGGATACGGCACTTCTGCAGTACTGTTTGATTGAGTAGAATAATCGGGCACTTCTACCTTACGGAAGGAATCAACCCCTCCATATTTATCTACAGATACCTGAGTGGCGGCTATATTATATTTTTCTGTCGATCCTTCTTCTGATATTGCCGCTACTCTGAATATTTTTACTTCCGCGGTAGAGTACTCCTCTGCCGGTCCAATAGCCCATATAACGTCAGAGTCAGGATAAGAAGTAAAAGCTGAATTAGGTATAACTCCAGGAGAGGTACCTATATCAATAGTAGTGGCTCCTAAAGAAGTATTATTTATCTTTCTTTTTTCTACTCGAGTATTCTCACTAAACTGAGTAATTACCGCATTACCACTATCATCAACTAAATTTGAGGCAGCCGCAGCAGTTGAGATTAAGCCACCTCCTGCATCGGAAGTAATTAACTCACCTCGGCTATAGTCCACTCCATTTATTGTGACATCTGCATCTTGTGCTAAATAAGTTCCCGCATCGGGATAGATAAGGTATAAAATATGAGACTGGTTTTGAACATACCCTGTAAGAGTTATCTCTCTATCAAGATAAATAGTTCCGGGAGATATTTCTTGTACATCATGAACTCGTCCGCTAGATATGATGTTATCCGCATAGTGGTCTTGTATATTGAAAAAATCCCCTGGACGTAAAAAAGAAGCATTTATACCTGTCATAAAAGAAACTAGTTCTGTTTCTTTTGTATCTGTAAGAAGATGCCACATTCCGACCCGTCGGGCTTGGCCTTCAGAGGTACAACCAAAAGCAACTACATCTTTTGAGACTATTCTTTTCTGGTCAATTATATTAGCGGTGTCTTCTACAGTAAGTATTGTTTGCTTATATTCTTCTGCAGGATTGCTCCAAGATACATTTATTTGGTTTATACGGGCACGCTGACCTGTGTATGTATAATTAAACATACCGTCTTCTACATTACCATTAGTAAATGTATATACAGCTTCTTTTAAAGTGTCTTGAATAGGAGTAATCTGTCCATCAATCCAATACATCATGCCTCTAAAAGCTGATGCGAGGTCCTTCAGTACTTTGTACGCCTCTTCCTGTTTGCGAAAGTATACGTTACAGGTAAATCGAGGTTCTAAGCCACCTTTCCCGTCAGGAACAAGTTCATCACAATGACGTGCTATTTGATATAAAGCATACTTATCAATATCAGATTCGTATAGAAACTCCCCTAAACCAACATCTTTATCCGTAAGCATGTCATAAAAAATCCAAGCTGGATTATTAGAGTATACTTTAGGTATGTTTTTAACAGGAGTATTAGAAAGGTGATCTCCTCTAAAAGCACCGTCCCAGTTCACGTAAGAATTAGTATCTGCTCCAGTGGTCTTGTTACGTGTATATTTAGCCTCATTAGTACCGGTCTCTTCTCGCGTAAAGTAGTTCGAAGGTACTTTTACTTTCTTACCTCGAATATGATAAGCTCTGGCGGGAGGAGATCCAAAGTCTTCTGCAGAAAACCCTACTACAGCGTAGGCTGAGAGAGGGAATCTAAGCTTTTCTTCTACAATAGCTTCTGCTGTTTTAAGACCTGCCATTCCTACAAAAGTATGCTTATCTACAGTATAGTCTTTTGAAGACTCTGGAGACATCCGTTTAATCCCCACTCTCCAATCATTGAGAGGTTGATAAGGGCGAAGATCTATTTCCCATTCTTTGAGAAATTTTACTTTCTGTGCAGTTTTACGTATAAGACCGTCAGCTGCTCCTGTGCTTCCTTTTCTAGTATTTGATCCGCCATAAAAAGTATTTGTATGAGTCTTATAAGTTCGGGACCAAGCAGGTACAGAAGAATCAAAATTTGTACCACCATAGTCTTTTCCTGCTATTAAAACGGAAGTGTAACTGGAGGCATTAGGGTCAATTTTATACTCTAAAACTATCTGGAACTCTGCGAAAGCATTTCTATCCTTTCCTTCATCGGTAGTAAAATGTAGACCTCCAGGAAACTCTACCGCTAAAACTACTCTATCAACTTCTTCTTTAGTATTTTGAGTGAATGAAAAAGCGCTAGCATTGATATAATATGTGCTTTGTCCACTAGAAGGGTCATTTGTGGTATGCCACTTTAGTTGGTGATTCGGCTGTATCATATAAGAAGCAGCTGCTTCTGTGCCAGGCATATCATGAGCGGGCTGATAACGAGTACCCGGATACACAATTGCTCCGGAATTTTGGTAGTTTCTTTTCGAAACCCCAGTATTATCTGTATTTACCAAGACGGCTGCACTAAGAATAGTATCTGTAGTAGTAGCAGATCTA